CACCGCAAAATCGAACAACTAGAACAGCGACTAGCTGGCATGGAGGCTAAATAATGGCTATTTCACTTGGGCCGTCTGGCCTCACTGGCAAGGCTTACCAGCTTTACACTGGTACATTTTCTCAAAACCTATCAGCCGACACATACTCTTCAATTAACAACATATCCACGAGCATTACTCCAAGTTCAACTTCATCCAAGATACTGTTGACTGGCTATTTGTTTCACGAACAAGGATATGATGCTTGGGATTCAACTTTGTTCTTTTTTAGGAACAGCACAAAGATAGGTCAATCAAGCTCAGGCAGTAGAAACTGCGGAATAGCAATACCAAACAATCCTTACTACTCAACTGACAGTGCCTCAACGCCGAACTACGCATATTGGGCTTTTGTTGATACGCCAAGCACAACGTCTAGCGTGACTTACAAACTTGGTATGAGGACAAATTCAAACGTCACTCTTTACGTTAATAGATGTGTTGTGGACAATGACACAGGCGATATGGAACGTGGTTGTAGCTTCATTATGGCAGAGGAGATTGGTTAATGAGACACGCTGCAATCTATGCACTTCATGCAAATGTTGTTTCTATCAACGACAATGGAGATGGCTCTGAAACCGCTTACAATGTTGATGGCGCAGAAGTGACTATTGACGAAACTGCTGTAGCTGCAAAGGCCACTGAGCTTGCCGCTGCTGATGACTTGCGCCGACTAAGGGCAAAGCGTGATGCTCTTATTGCTGAGACTGATTATTGGGCTTTGTCTGACACGACAGATATGACATCCGACCAAACCGTTTATCGTCAGGCACTCAGAGACATCACCAACTCATATCAATCGCTGGACGATGTTGTCTGGCCCACAAAGCCGTAGGAGTAGAAAATGGCTAACACATACACTTGGGATTTCCCAGCACTTGATGTTTGCAATGAGGCCCAGAACGGACACTCTGATTGCATCAAGACAATCCACTGGCGGCTGACTGCTGTTTCTGACAGCGAGACTAATGCTGATGGCGAGGCACTAAACGTGACAGCTTATGGCACTGCTGCTGTGGAAACACCGGACGAAAGTGACAGTGACTACGTTTCTTTTGATGACATCACGAAAGACTGGTGTAAGACAAAGACGCTTGAGGCTTTGGAAAAGACCGAAGCTGAGATGCAGACAATGCTTGATGAGCAGATGACTGCGCTTGCTAATCCTCCAATGCGTCAAGCTGTTCCGGCTGGTTGGTAATGGCAAAGCCTACAGTCACATCTGTACAGGCCCAGATAGATACACACGAGGCAGTGTGTGCTGAGCGCTGGAAAGAAACTATCCTGCGGATTAAGCGGATTGAGGCAACCATGATTGGTTCGGCTGGCACAACGATAGTGCTGCTCATCAGTTTGCTGGCGACCAAATAAATTTTTGTGCGAGGTGTACAATGTTCAGTAGCATCAAACGGATTTTGCACACACTTGGGAGGACATTCATGCCCCATCTTTACGACTTAAACCCTCAGCTTAAAAAAGAGCCGGTGGCAACTGTGGAAAAAAAAGCTGCACCTAAGAAGGCAGCGGTCAAAAAAGGACGACCCAAGAAAAAATGATGGACCTGGTTCATATCATAGATGGATTGATAGGGGTTGTGGTTCTGGGCTTTGGCTATTGGGCCTCGACCTTGGCGGCTGAGGTAAAGCGTCAAGGTATCCTGCTTTCCAAAACACGCGAAGAAACGGCGGCAACCTATGCCAGCCGGGCGGAGCTGCGCGATGAGCTGCGAGCCATGACGGAGTCATTCATCCGTTTGGAGCAAAAGATAGAGCGATTGTTTGAACGGGCCGAATGATGTGGAAACGATTGTTGCGTTTGCCCTTTATGTTTTTGTGGACGGTAAGAAGGTGCCGGAGGTGATGAAGTTCCGCGATGTAAATGAATGCACGTTCTTTGCTCAGAAGCTCAACCAGCAATCGAACCGGGATAAGGTAACCGCGTACTGCGTTCCTGAGGCCGTTTCTAAGGATATGAAGGTGTACTGATATGGACCCGGTTAGCTGCATGGCCACCGCCTCTGCCGCATTTGGTGTTCTCAAAAAAGGCTTTGCGGTTGGTCGAGATATAGAAAGCATGGCATCAGATTTGTCGAGGTGGATGGGTGCGCTGTCTGACCTTGATATGCTGGAGAAAGAGGCAAAGAACCCCCCGATATTCAAGAAGCTGTTTAATGGAAAGTCTGTAGAACAGGAAGCCATTGAAGCGTTTGCAGCAAAAGAAAAAGCACAACAACAGAGATACGAATTGCAGCAATGGATTAGCATGACCCTTGGTCGTAAGAAGTGGGACGACCTTGTGAAAATGGAAGGGTCAATTCGCAAGCAACGCCAGGAAACTCTTTATAAGCAAAGGCAGCGCCGACAGAAGTTTGTTGAGATTGTTGCCTGGATAATGGTGGCGGTGGTAGCTGCTGCATTGCTTACTCTGTTTGTGTTGTTCTTAAAAGGACAGGCTGCCAGCGCGGGCGGGGAGATGGTCACTTGCCGCAAGGTCAAATGCGAGAAGCTACACAACAAGCAAACTGTCTGCGTTTTTCGAGGCGCAAACAACACCATAGAAACGCAGTTTTTTCAGTACATGGAGTTCATACCAAACGAGTATCAATGCAAGTATGACCCTAACGCCAAGAAAGAAATGACCATTCAGGAGACACTCAAAGCTGTTACGGAGAGTCAGAAGTGACACCCAAAAAGCTAGAGCCTGACAGCGAGTTTTCCAAGTATGACATGGACGGGGATGGGACTGTCAGTGACTTGGAGCTAGAGAGGGCGCGAGAGATACGGGAGTTTGAGGACCGCTCAAGAAAGCACCTGGCCCAGCTCCGGCTGGCTCGCTACAGCCTTATAGCTATCGGCGTTTACACTCTGCTTTTGTTTGCACCGTTCATTCCTGATGAGCGCATCAAATTGCTGAGCGCAGTATCAGACCTTTTTTACATCAGCCTCTGCTCCGTAGTAGGGGCTTATATGGGATTCACTACCTGGATGGATAGGAAATAAAATGCTCGGAGTTCTAGCAAGCATCCTCGGCAACGGCGAGGTCATAAAAAAAGGCATGGACCTCATTGACGATGTCCACTCTTCAGATGAAGAAATGGAGCGGGTCAAAGCCCAGGCCAAAATTGACACCATGAAGGCCTACGCACCGTTCAAGGTGGCTCAGCGCTGGCTGGCCCTCATGTTTACTGCCACGTTTTTGCTGTCGTTTGCCCTGGTCTTAGTCCTGACGCTGATGGGGGAAACAAATATTCCTGACATTAAACAGGTCATCGATGACTTCTACCTAGGCGAGGCCATGTTGTGCATCCTGGCATTCTATTTCGGTGGTGGGATGCTGGAGGGCGTGGTCGGCAAAGTTAAGGAAAAGAAATGAACCAGAATTTTGAGCAATGCCTGGAGTGGCTGCTTGAGCATGAGGGTGGGTTCGTAAACCACCCAGATGACCCCGGCGGCATGACCAACAAGGGAATCACCGCGCGGGTTTACAGCCAGTGGTTGTTCGACTCAATGGACGTAGATGCTGAGATGACCGAGGAGCTGATGCGGAACATCCCGGATAGTCACGTTGCTCAAATCTACAGACAGGAATATTGGAACAGGCTGAGCTGCAACAAGCTAGCATCGGGTTTAGATTGGTTTGCGTTTGATTGGGGCGTCAACAGCGGAACGGGTAGAGCTGCTAGGGCTTTGCAAAAATGTGTGGGTGCCACCGCAGATGGAGCTATAGGCCCGCAAACCTTAGCAGCAGTAGCCACAAGGCCAGCAAGTGAGTTGGTCGAGGAGCTGCATCAAACGCGGCAAGTATTTTACGAGCGGCTCAAAACCTTTGAGACTTTTGGGAAAGGCTGGACGCGGCGCAACGATGAAACCAAGGAGCAAGCCATGGGCTTGATAGTAGCATGAGAAAGTTTGCCAAGGTTCCGAAGGACAAGAAGAGCGGCCTCCCCTCCAAGTATGTCCGGGGTAGCAAAAACCCTGACAAGACGCGCTCCGAAATCAAACGGACCCGGCGGCTCTACAAAATGGGCAAGCTGACACCGGCAATGATGGACATCATAAGCAAGGAAAGGAGCAAAACCTAATGGCGGCACCAGAGAAATATAAGAAGATGTTCGGGGCCGAACGGGCCAACAAAATTTATAGGCGCGGATTGGGAGCTTACTATTCATCAGGCAGTAGAGCCGGGATGTCGGCACATGGTTGGGCAGTGGCGCGGCTCAAGGCCCACGCAAAGGGCAAGGCCACGGTCAAGAAGGCAGACGGTGATTTATTTAAAGGAAAGAAAAGCTAATGGCAAAGACAGCAAAGAAAGAGAAGTTTGATAAGAAGGTGGCTGGCAAGGCGATGACGCTAATGAAAGAGGGAAAGCCCCGCAAGCAAGCGTTTGCGATTGCTTACGGGATGGTTGGTAGCGGCAAGGCTAAAGGATAGTCAGGGACCGCGCCCTGCCCGGCATCTTCTCTATCCAGCCCCGCTCTTGCAGGACATTCAAATATCGGTGGACAGATGTCGGGCTGCTCCGCTCTGGCAGGACTTGCTGCCCATCGACTACGCCCAGCCCTATCTCTCTGACAGAGGGATAGTAGCCATTGACCTTGTGGAACAGGCGCAGGAAATTAAAGACCTGTTGCTGCTTAGGCGTCAGTCCAGCCTTCATCAGCTTGCTCCTTCTCCTCAACAGATAAACCAGCGTTGAATTTTTTACGCTTCTCTCTCAGCTCATCACCAATCGCAATGTCGATGATGCCAAGGACGTACTCATTCGCTTGCTCCAGCTCCTTCAGCTTGGTCCGGCGCTCAGCGTGTGGCAGCGAACAC